GGCATCATCACCGCGGCCACCGTGGGCGTGGGCGGCAACTCTGGAACGGCAGTAATCGGAAACGACAACCTGGCCGATCCGGACCCCACCTCGCAAGTCGGCTATATCGACCTGGTGAACCTGGAACACTCCGTCGATCCCCTGTATCGTAAGGGCGCGAAATTCATGTTCAACGACCAGACCTTGCGCTATATCAAGACCCTGAAGGACCTCTTCGGACACCCCTTGTGGATGGCCGGCCTGGCCGTCGGCAAGCCGGATACTCTGCTGGGCTACGGCTATTCGATCAATAACGACATGGCGCAGCTCGGCCCCATCGGCTCGCCTGGCGTGGGTTCCATCTCGGCGGCTTTCGGGCCGCTCGACAAGTACCTCATTCGCCGCGTGAAGGACATGTCCGTCATGCGCCTGGTAGAGCGCTTCGCCGATTACGGGCAGGTGGCCTTCCTGGCTTTCGCCCGTTACGACGGAAACCTCTTGGATGCCGGCACTCACCCCGTGAAGTATCTGCAGAACGCCGCCTAATCGGCCTGGGGATCGCCACTCGCCGCGGTCCCCACCATTCCAAAACAGGAGAAATCGAAACAATGTCCTCTCTCACAACTACAACCACACCGAACCGCGGCCTTCCGATTCTGTCTTCGGGCAGTCCGGATTACGACTCCGCCGGCCCCACTCCCGGCTACGAATTCACCCAAGCCTTTGACAACCTCGACGGCAGCTTCGCCGCGGCACTATACGCCGCGAACGGCGCCATCTCCCAGACCGAAGGAACAGTCCTGATCGGCGGGTCTGGCGTTACCGCTCTGACCCTCGCATTGCCCGTCGCCGGACTGCCCGGCGTCGTAGCCGGCGGCATGGACGGCAAAAAGCTGCGCATCATCATCGTTACCGCGCACGACCACACCGTCACGACCCCTTCAGACGGGGTCAACGCCGCAAACCACGTCATCACGTTTGGCGGAGCCGTGGGCGATCAGGCAGAACTCACCGCTTGGGACGGTAGCTGGTACCTCAGCCCCGGCGGAAGCGGTTTCACCATCAGCTAACCGGCTGATTATTTGCGAGGGCCGTTTCGGGGCCTTACCACGGAGCGGTCCTCGCGTTTTTCCCCCAATGCGAACTCTTAAATACGCGCTGTTCTTATCTCTACTGCCGTTCCTTGCGCAGGCGCAGCCTGGCTGCTTCGTGAACGGCCCCACGGGAGGCTGTAGTTCAGGAGCCCAAACCCCGACCTATGCCCAATACATCGGGGATGTGACCACGGCCTATAACGCGGGCATGACCGCGGCGACGTCGCCAAAGACCGTAGCGTGCGGCGCGGAGGTCATCGGTTCGGCGACGTCGTTTGTAAACCAGGGCTCGCCCTTCACGAATGCCACGCTCGAAAACGCCTACATGGATCTTGTGGTGGGCGCGACGGGATGCAACGAGGTGGATTTGAACTGGGACCCGATAGCGTTCTCGGCTTCCTCCTATTACGCGGGCTTGTGCTCCGGGTACATTTGCGCGACACCGCCGGAATCCGCAGCTACGAATCTGGCGCTTTACCGTTCGATGGCTCAGCACGCCACGGCGAAAGGCTACAAGATCCGCATCTCGTGGGGACCGCTTTCGAGCACGTGGACAGCTTGCGGGGGCCTGAGTGGTTCGACCCTGACAATCACGCAGTTCATTAACTGCCTGGGACCCCTGGAAGCCACCGCGGTTGAAGATTTCAACGCGCTTTCACCGCCTGCGCACATCGCTGACAACACGGGCACGCATGAGCCGCTCGGCTTCATGGGCACCCCGATTCTGGGACAAAACTTCACCACCACGCAATGGAACCAAGCCAATACCGCCATCAGCGCGATGGTGAAAGGCGCGACGGGCGCTTCTGGAATCCGGTATGGCACGGGCTTCACCGGCGGCGAAGGCAGCTATTTCACGGCCACCATTGCGAGCGAAAGCGCCTCGGTCGATTACATCGGCTTCGATATCTATTTTGGGGCAACCCCTTCCGGCTGGGCCGGATTATTTTCTGGAAGCGGGAGCACCTCATACATGAGCGAGTGCGCGGCGGCCGTCGCGGCGGGATACGCCTGCACGGTCAACGAAGCGCAAGCCTGGAGATGGTGCAACTCGGGGGGCTCGGGCTGCTCTGAAACCGTGGCCTACACCTCCTGCGGCGATCCGATGCTCCAGAATACCGGAGTGAACAACGCCTTTTCCCGGATGCTCGTCGCGGGCATGACCACGGCAGGCGCCACTTACGTTACGCAATTCTCGACTGAGCCTTGGGTAGGATTCTCGCCTAACGATCTGCTCACTAGCAGCAACTGCAGCGACAACTCCACCAGCGGATACGCGGCTTACACATTGAATAATCTCCCGTCTGCGCCCACGCTGGCCGGAAGCGGCTGGCAATCGGCGCACAATCCGGGCTCGCTCGGCTTCCAGGGCAATCTCGCAGTTTCCGGCTACCTCGGTGTCCAGTAAAAGGAACTCCATGCGATTTCTTGCGGTCCTATCCCTTCTGTTCTGTCTCTGCCTCGCGCTTCCCGCGCAGAATGCGCCGTCCTTTGCCAACTCCCAGACCATCCGGGCAAGCGGCAGCTCCATCACGGTAACGCCGCCCAACTGGGCCACGACTGCAGCATATGCGGCGTTCCAGGAGAACGTCTTCGGCAGTCCCGCCTCGATCACGATCATCATCACCGGCTGCACCTATGGCGGAGGGTCCTGCACCCAAGCGGATAGTCACACCAGCTCGGGCAGCTCCGTAACCTCGCGGTCTCTCACTTCTCCCACGTATGCCTATTACAAGGTTTCCGCAACGTGGACGGGCGGAGTGAACGTGTTTGTCACAGTGAATTCGCTGATATTCGGGCAGACGGTAGCCTATCCCACACCCGGCGGCGGATCGGGCAGCGTCACTTCCGTGGGGCTCTCGGGAACAAGCAATCAGATTTGCATTTCCGGTTCGTCCCCCATCATCGCTTCGGGCGGCTGGACGCTGTCGATCTGCAATCCGTTCAATATTCCGTCCATGACCGTCGGCTCGACGGGCACGGCAGGGCTGCTCACGTTCTACGACACGGCGGGCACAAGCACCACACTGGCGTCGCCCACAACCGCGAATGGGAATTTATTGCTCAATGGCACCGCGTTAGAGACCACGGTCAACGGCGCAGCCTGTGCCATCGCTGGAACTTGCAATGGCAACTGGAACGCGGGATCTCTCACCAGCGGCCACCTGGCTACCTGGGATGGCACCAATGGCGAACTTCAGGACGGCGGCGCGGTCCCTGTCAGCCCCACCAGCAATCAGAATATCCGCACGATCATTGGGGCCTTTGGGGATTTCACCTCCACGGCTTCGGCGCTCTCAGCTTCAGCGCAGGCCTGCACCGTGGTTCCGTTCGCCGGCAGCATCTCCAAGGTTCAACTTATCGCCACGCCCTCGGGATCGGTGACGGTTGACGTCCGGACGGTGGCGTATGCGAGTTACACCGGGCCATCTTCAACCTCGACGATCACGGCTTCGGACACGCCGGCGCTTTCTTCAGCCACTTCGTACAGTGACTCGACCCTCACCGGCTGGACGACCACCGTCACTGCCAATTCCGTTTTCTGTTTCTATCTGACATCCCCATCGACCGTGACCGGCGTCGAAGCCGTTCTCACGGTCGCGGCCAACTAACATGCGAAAACTGTTAATTACTCTAATCTGCGCTTTCCTGGCCTGTCCGCCATCGTTCGCAGCGCTGAATTCGACCGTGCAGTGGGACGTCCGCACGACCGGCAGCGATAGCAATGCGGGCGGCTTCGATCCATACGCTACCGGATTCGATACGGATTTAGCCTGCACCGGTGCCACGGGAAGCAATCCGGTTTGCACTTCCATAACCTACACCTTTGTTTCCGGTGACGTGGGCGCGTGGCTCTTTATTCAGAGCGGCACGAATTGGAATCCGGGCTGGTCCCAGATTGCCTCGGTGTCCGGCGGCGCCGCTACGGTCAATGCGGCGGTTGGAACGGTTCCAATTTACACCGCGACGGTGGACGTGGGCGCGGGCTTCCTGGGGCTATATACCACCAGCGGCATTGCGACTACAGCATCCCCCACGAGTGGAGTCTGGGGGATCGATTATAGCCAGCAGAACTCCGCCCAGATTTCCTATTCGGATCTGACGGTCCAATCCACGACCACGAAGTTCCAAAGCTCGGGGAATCCGGTCAAGCCCAATATCGTCGGCAATTTAGTTCTGGTCAGTGCCGGAAGCGGCTGCACCACCGGAACGTTCGAGGTGCTGAGCTACAGCGGCACCACGGCGACGGTGGATCGCAGCCTCGGTAGCTCGACCGATGTGTGCACCGCCGTCCTGGGGGGATCGAAAGCGGGGGTCTGCGATTCGCTGTCGAGCACCTCCTGCACTTCCGGCGCTTTCCAAAACGCCACTCCGAACAACTCTTGGATTATGGTGCACGTCAAGAGCGGCACCTACAGCCAATCGAACACCATTTACAACAAGAACTCCGGAGGCACCTGCATCACTCCCTTCGTATTTGGATACGGTTCGGTTCATGGAGACTGGGGGACCCAACCCATAATTCAGGGATCTTTTGGCACCTCGGGGATGCTCCAGATCGCCTACTGCGCGTCAGGCTATTACGATTACTTCGCCAATCTGGACCTGAAAAACACAGCTACCTCCATCGGCAACGGATACGGCGTCTTCTATGAGTACAACGTATCGGGCGGGGACCTCTACCTCGTGGGAGACACCATCGACAGTTCAGCGGCTTCGAGCGTCACTGGCAGCCAATGCGCCATGATCCTCTACAACCTGGATGGCGGCGAAGGGCAACTCGGCCTGATCGCCTACGGCAACACTTTCAAGCTGTCCTCATCTGTCTATGGAATTTGCGATCTGGGCGGAAATAGCAATATCTCGGTGATGGATTGGAACCTGTTCGAGAACGGCATCGCTGCGATTTATGACTTTGCGCAAGCCAACGGCCAACGCTGGATGATCCGAAACAACTGCTTCGTAAGTAACGCACGAGCTGTCTATTCGGCGGCCGGCGGCTTGTCGTTTCTCGATTTGGAGCGCAACGGATTTTACGGCACCACTGACGAGAATGTGCGGCTGACCGCCGGCTCACCAGGCTGGATCGCGTTCGTAAACAACTTGTTCTGGGGCGGAACTTACGGCATGTATATCAATGCTGCGGGAGGCGCTCCGGCTACCAGCTTCTCGAATGGAAACGCCTTCGGCAATATCTCGACCGCCAATTACAACAACTTTATCCCAACCACGATGTGGGGCCACCAGCCGGACGTGTCTGTTGGCACCAATCCTTTCGTGAATGCGACGGGCGCGAACTGCGCACTGACAACCGCAGCCCAATCCCTGATAGGCGGTGCGGGGTGGCCTGGGATTGCACCGTTCGGAACGGGCTACGCGGCTATCGGCCCGCTACAGCCGCAAGCATCATCGAGCAGCAGCGCACCTCACGCTTACGTTCAGTAACACACATCCTCATGCTTGTTTCCGCCATCATGCCCACGCGAGGGCGCCCACAGCTAAGCCGCGCTGCCATCGACTGCTTTCTGTTGCAGGATTACGAAGATCGGGAACTGCTCATCCTGGACGACGAAGACGCGCCGTCCTTCCCATTCACGGTATTCTACGACTGCTCACGCATCCGCTATGCACGCAGTCGTCGCGCTACCATCGGCGCAAAGCTCGAATGGCTCTCGCAGGAAGCGCGCGGCGATGTCATCATCCGCTTCGACAGCGACGATTGGTCCGCCAGCAACAGGATTTCATCGCAGGTCGCCCAACTGAAAGAGACCGGCAAGGGACTGACCGGCTACCATTCCCTGCTGTTCTGGGACGCGCAGAAGAAAGAGGGTTACCGCTGGAAAGGTCACGCCCCGTTCTGTTGCGGCACGTCCATGTGCTACACGAAGGACTGGTGGACGTCACATCACTGGCCCGAATACGCTATCATCAATGGCCAGAAACGCGTCGAAGGAACTGACAACGTATTGGTGAGGCAGGCCATCAGCGATCACTCCATAGATTCCGTAGACGGAGTCCAGATGTGCGTCGCCAGGGCGCACGGAAGCAATACCTCTTCGGCCCGGACCATAGAGCACAACGGCTGGCCCAAAGTTCCAGCAAGCGAATTCCCCAACGAATTTCTGGAGGTGACATGCGTCTGAACCTCGGCTGCAACGACGATCACCGCGCAGGCTATGTAAACGTCGATCAGTGCCCGCCCGCGAATCAGATCGCGGACCTGCGCCTGGCGCCGTGGCCCTGGCAGGACTCATCCGTCGAGGAAATCCTGGCGCACGATATCTTCGAGCACCTGCCGTCTAAGATCCAGACGATGAACGAGGCCTGGCGCGTTCTGCGGCCGGGCGGCCGGTTGGATTTAATCGTCCCCACCGTGGCCGGGCCGGGCGCCTTTCAGGACCCGACGCACTGTTCCTGGTGGACCAAAAACGACAGGTTCTACTTCTGTGGGGAGTTCCCCGAGCACGCCAGGTTCGGCAGGCACTACGGAATCACTTGTAACTTCAAGATCGTCAAATGGGAACACCGCAATTATTGCGAGGATAGCTGGAAAGTCTTTGCCATTCTGGAAGCGATAAAGTGAATCTGTTTCTGTCACCGCATAACGACGACGAAACCTTGTTCGGCGCGTTCACGATCCAGCGCGTCAAGCCATTGGTGGCGGTGGTGTTCGACTCATATGTCCAGGCGCAGCGCGGCAACGTGGTCACCTGGCGGCAGAGGAGAAACGAAACCCAAAATGCGCTGGCCGAACTGGGCGTCGGTGATGATGTTCGTTTTCTCGGCATGCGCGACGACGTATTCACGACAAATGAAATCGGAGATCTACTGGGCCAGTTGGGAAGCTTCGACCGTGTGTTTGCGCCCGCGCTCGAATTGACCGGCCACGCCCACCACGACGTCGTGGCACTGGTCGCCGACTGTATTTGGCCCGGCCGCGTCACGCACTACTTAACCTACACGCGCACCGGTGGCAAGTCGATCTCAGCAAACCGCGTGCCCGTAGAATCGGGCGAATGGGTCAGACGCAAGCTGCGCGCCCTGGCCTGCTACGAATCCCAGATCGACATCGAGCGCCTCGGATGCCGGGAACATTTTCTCCGGGATCTCCACGAATATTACGCATGACCGCACCCGCCCTAACCTGGAACACGCACACGATTCGCGCCCTTGAGCGAGAATCGATCGACCGCTTCGTATCGGAACACTCCAAGCTGTTGCGCGGCCGAGTGCTCGATTTCGGGGCAGGGAAGCCGGCCACCTGCCGCGTGCCTCAGCCCTACCGTAAGTACGTGGAAGGCGAATATGTACCCATCGACGAAGGCGACGCGCTTCCGGCGGGACAGTTCGACGCGATCCTGTGCACGCAGGTCCTGCAATATCTCGAAAGCCCCGGTACCTGGCTCAAATGGATGCACGGGGCGCTGAGGCCCGAAGGCCGGCTGATCCTTACCTATCCAACCAACTGGGATGAGGTTGAGGACACGGACCTGTGGCGCTTCACGCGGGCAGGCATGCAGCGCCTGTTGGAGGACGCCCAGTTTGATATTCTGGGCCACCAGCGCCGCGCGGCCGTCCCGCTCGACGGATTCCAGTTTCCCTTAGGCTACGGCGTGGTAGCCAGGCGCCGATCGTGGAAGGCTCCGGGCCCCTCGGTCGAATCGAAGGGCGGGCGATCGCTCGCCGTCGAATCCGGCAGGCACACCACGCTGACGGCCGACGAAAGCGCCGTCTTCCTCACCGAAAAGCTGCGGGAACGCGAGCCTTTTCTGTTCCTGCGTTACGGCGACGGAGCAATTGAGTGCATCTACGGTTTGGGCAGCGGCAAGACGTGCGATCAGGAGCGCTACAGCCGCGACCTGGGACGGGATTTGAAAGAAGTCTGGGATGCCGCCCTGGTGACGACGACGCCATACGCTCCGCAGCGGGAAGTCTATGTCGGAGACTGGCTGTCAGCCTCGTTTGGTCCTGACCGGCGATCCGAATATGCCCATGAGTACACGGAACTGCTTGGCGACGCCCGGCCGCGCTTCCTGCATTTCGAAGCGCTGCTGTTGACGCGGGAATCCCAAGCCCTGCTGAATTTCTACCGGACGATTAAAGCGGATCCCAGGCGCAAGGTCTATCTGGGGCCACAGGCACACGCGGCCGGCGCACGCGCACTCGGTTGCCGGCATGTCGTAACGCCCATGCAGGATCTGGTCAGTCAGGTGGACAGAATCGCGGGACAGCTAAACGGTATGGAGTTCGATGTCCTGTTGTGGGCGGCGGGCATGGCCGGCGCTATTCCCGTAGTGCGCAACTGGATGGACCATCCCGAGCGCACTTATATCAATCTCGGAAGCGCGCTCGATCCGTTGTACCGGGGACGCACGCGCAGCGGCCAGCTTACCCGGCAGAGAGCGGGGCAGTTCTTTCATGGTGTGCTCTGACATCTCCGCAATCATTGTGACCAAGGGCGATCACGACCTGACGCCCATTCTGCAATCTCTGCCATTTGACGACGTGGTGGTGTGGGATAACTCGAAAGAGGCGGACCAAAAGGTTTACGGCAGATTCCTGGCAATCCCGCGGGCGAATAACAACTGGATTTATGTGCAGGATGACGACTGCATTGTCCCGGCCCGCGAAATCGCCGCGCGATTCATCGAGGGGCGCAAGGAAATTCTCTGCAACGTGCAAAAAAGCCATAGCGACTATTACCGACGCATTGGATGCACGCTGGTGGGCTGGGGCGCGATCTTTCCCCGCGAGATGGCCCAGATGGCCTTCGGCCGGTATCTGGCCCAATTTTCGCTGGACGAACTGTTCCTGCGCGAATGTGACCGGGTATTCACGGCCCTAAATCGCTTTCGCGAAGTGGACCTGGGAGTCCAGCATCTGCCGCACGCTCTCGGAAATGACCGCATGGGAACTGAAGGCTGCCACGGGAACGACTTACGGGAAATCCTGCGGAGAATCAACTTGCTAAAGCAGGCGGCGGCATGATCGATCTGTTGTTCCTGGCGTCGGGACGGCCGGAATTCACGCGCGCGAGCTTGGCAGCGCTGCTGGCCAATACAAACTGGGCCCTGGTGAATGAGTTTCTCGTGATCCGGGACAAGGCTATCCCCGAAGTCGATGAGGACCTCTTCTTTCCCGAGCCCTCGTCGGTCACGACGCTACTATTTCCAGGACGCTGGGGCAGCCCCGTGGCCATCATGAACTGGCATCTCTCCCAATCTGGCGCGCCGATCTTCGCCAAAATCGACAACGACGTGATCGTCCCGCCCGGGTGGCTCGATCAATGCGTAGAAGTAATGGAGAAGCATCCCGATCTGGACCTGCTGGGCATCGAGCCGCCGGACTCCAGAAAGCCGCATTTCTCGCAGCCGGACAAAGAACAGCCCACGCGCGCGCTAGAACTGGCCCCCGGGCCTGCACGATACGTGCCCTGCGATGCGATTGGAGGCATAGGGCTGATGCGGAGGTCCGCGTTTGACGGACCGGACGAGATGTTCCCGCATTCTACCTATGGCGGATTTACGGACTGGCAGCTCCGTCATCCGGAAGTGACACGCGGCTGGATCGCTCCGGCGCTGAAACTGTTCCTGCTGGACCGGCTTCCCATGGCGCCTTGGCAAGTGTATTCTCGCGAGTACATTGCGAGGGGCTGGCAGCGGAAGTGGAGAGACTACACTGAAAAAGACAGCCATCTCTGGGAATGGTGGCTCAAGAAAACGTTAAGCTGACAATATGTTTCGACTCGTTATCAACGACCAGAAGAAGCCCTGCATGTTCATACTCTGCGACCATGCCCACTGCATGCGGTGGCTGGCAGCGGAACTGGGCGGCGAGGTACCGGAGCAGGCGCAGGTTAACGGCTTCTGGGCTCATCTCCATCAGAAAATGAACTGGCAGGTAAGGCCATACGGGCAGTATTGTCCGGAGCACCACGACGCGATGAAGCTGGAACCGCCTTCACCGATCGTGCTAGCTTCTAATGTTCCTGGAGTGGCGAAGATGCCTGGAGGGTTGCGGTGAGCACCTGCCCAAAGTGCGGGGAAACAATCGAAGACGGCGTGCTGCACTCCTGTGGGGCTGGAACTCTGCGCGCGCCGTGGCTGCTTGATGAATTGAAAGCGCAGACGGCGGAACTGGTGAACATCCGGGAGTTGCTCACCGTCATGGCGCAGGGCAATCAGTTGCGGCCCGTGCCTAAGAATCCCGAATCGAAGAAGCGCGGGCCCCAGCGCGAAATCCGCACGACCGGCAGCGATAGCAATGCGGGCGGCTTCGACCCGTTTCTCCACTGATCCTAAAAGACCTGCAACATCAAGCCTTTGGTAAATCGCGGTAGCATCCCGCCGCGCCCGTTCCCATGTCCGCCATTCAAATACTGGAACAGCCTGCCTACGAGCCGCTGACGCTCGCTGCGGTAAAGCTGCAACTCGGCTACGGTCCCTACGAAGACTCAGACCACGTCCTCTCCTCGAACATCGCCACCCGGCTGAGAGATTTGATCTACGCAGCACGGGAATACTGCTCGATGTTCACCCGGCGTGCCTTCGTCTACACCTCGTACGTTCAGTATCTCGATTCCTTCCCGTATTACACGGACACGGTCATGTCACAGCAGGCTTACCCGCCTGCTTACTACTCTCTGCCGAGATACTCCACAACCCTGTGGAACTATTCGCAGATGATCAAGCTGTATTTCTCGCCTTGCGTTTCGGTCGATCACATCACCTACATTGATTCCCAAACGCAGCAGCCGACAGCCTTGACGCTGGGCTACCCGTTCAGATTCCCACTCAGCCCCTACACGGTGGGCGAGAACATCACCGACGCAAACGGGAATATTCAGACGTGCACGACAGCAGGAATAACCGGCTCGGGACTTCCCGTCTGGCCCACGGCGGCCGCCGCCACCACGAATGACGGCACAGTGGTCTGGACCGGCACGGGAACAGCGGCGCCGGAGTCCGATTACATCGTTGACGTGGCTTCCGAACCCGCGCGGCTCTTTCCCGTCGCCGGAAGCTACTGGCCCCCGGTGCTCTATGTTCCCAATGCCGTGGCCATCTATTTCACCGCTGGCTACTGTCCAGGTCCAACCACAGCCGCGCCTTTCCCGGCGGGCACTCCAGGCACTCCCGTTCCGGCACAAGTGAGAGTCGCGATGAGAATGTTGATTCGGAAGTGGGAAAAAGACCCGGATTCGATTGGTAAGGGATCGCCTGAAATCGACCGGCTGTTATGGTCCATTCGCGTGCTCGATGCAGCGGCAACACGAGGCTAAATGTTCCCCACTCCATCCTTGTGCGCGCTCGATGACGTGAAGTCCTGGCTTACGATGGGCACCGCCGCGTCCAGTGACGACAACCTCATCACCGGCCTGATCTCTGCCGTCTCGCTCGACTTCCTGAACGAAATCAAGCGGCCCGATTTCTACCCGGGGCAGGATTACAGCGAAGTGCGCGAAGGCGACGGCGGCGCGCTCATGGTTCTGCGCCACTGGCCCATCAACTCAGTCGGCTCGGTCCAGCTCGTTACCGGCGTATCCCCGCCTGCATTTCAAACCATTCCGGAAGCCACGGAAGATATCTCGGCAGGCTGGTATTTCGATGAGGACGTGGACCCGGAGAGGCGCTACGAGCTTTTCATGGACGGCGTGGTTTACGTGTTCAACGATACCCAGCTTTATCTGATCACCTACAACGCGGGCTATGGAAACCCTAACGCCTCGCCGCCAGTTCTCGCACCAGCAGACGCATGGCAAGCCGTCGTCGAATGGACCAGTTACCGCTATAAAAACCGGCAGTGGATCGGGCAGACCTCTCAGCATC